TCAATAGCTCCGGCATTTGCTAAATCAATCTCATACATTTTTCTAAAATCTTCATGAGTTATTTTCATAAGCAAATCTCTATTAATCCAATCCAATCTACCAGTATAACCTTTTAAAGTTTGTTTAGCTCCGTAAGTTGCTCCGGTTTCTGTAATTATAAAATCAAAGTAATCTCTACTCAATTTAGCATAAAGTAAAGCCTTTGCAAAGTAAAAAGCATCTGTTGTTTTCGCTGCCATAGTGTAAAATTAAGGTTTTTTGTTAATTTAAATTATTTTATTGAGTTTTTTATTCACAATTTCTAATAATTGTTAATAGTTTAAAATAAAAGTTTAATAGTTGTATTTAATTCAATTTTATAAAGATTAATGTCATTACTTGCTTTAAATCCTACATGATTTATTTTGCCCTTTTCCCAAGTAGCATACTTTTCAAACCCAAGATTTTTCCAGAAGTTGTTACTTTCTAAATCTGTTCTGCATCTTAAAGTAAATCCTACTCTTCCAAATTTTTGACAAAAATCAGTACATACGGATATTAATGCTTTCCCATAATATAACCTTCTTGCATCGTTTCTAACGCAAATCTGTTGTATTTTAGCATATTTATAAGCTGACATACCTGGAGTTATTAATACATAGCCTACTGCATCATTATTAGCTTCACATATTAATACAATAAAGTTTCTTTCTCCACCCCAAACATATTTTTCCCAAACTGACTTTTGAATAAATCCTACTGCATTTGAATTTTCTTTTTGCAGCTTATCTACTAATAGCATATCTTTTATAGTAGAAGTTCTAACAGATATGTCTTTTACTTTATCATGATATAAAATATTTATTATACCAGTTGAACAGTCAAATTGTTGTAAGTTCATAGTTTGTAATAATTGTTAATAGTTTGCATAAATTCATCTAAACTCCAGCATACTGCACACAAGTAGCCTTTGTTATTTAGATAAGCCATTATTTTCTTTTGAGCTTTGCTTGGTTTATTATATCCGTATTTCATTTCAATATATAGTCCATGATACTCTCCCATTGGAGTTGGAATAAATAAGTCTGGAATGCCACTTACTACTCCCTCTGCTTTTAGCCTTTTTGCAGTACTAAAATGGCGAAAACCACCGTTCGGGATACTGTATATTAATTCTCTTGGATATTGTAGCCTAAACCAATTTACACAAGCTACCTGGAGTGTATGCTCATCTTTTATCATTTGTTAAAGTAGTTTTTGAAGTTAGCTTCCCATTCAGCTCTTTTTTCTGCTATTCTTTGCTCTTTATTGTCCGTTTCTGGCTTGTTTGCTACTTGGTTGATACATTCTATCAGCTTATCAAAATAACCATCTATAACCGGTATCTCTTCGCTTACTTCGTTTATTTGTCTATCCTTTTGTATCTTAAATTGCTCGTTTGCATAATCGCACTCGGCTGCATAAGTATTAACCCATTTCATAAAAGCAATTGGACTTAACTTTCCGTATATATCTCCAAAAGTGCCAGTTTTAGCCTTTACATAAAAGAGTTTCCATTGTTCTGCAGTTAGATTAGCATAGTTATTGCAAATAAGCTCAACAACATCTTGCTTTTGAGCGTTATTCCACTCGCAACCTATGTAGTTTAAAAAGTTGCTTAATTGAGCAGCAACTCCGGAATAAATCTTTTCTACTCCTAATTCTTTTGATAATTGGACTAAAGTTTTTGTGTGGCTAAAGTCAGCCGGTGCATGATTAACCGAAATACTTTGCGGTTTCTTCATCAAGCTCAATTCTTTGTCCCTCATGTTTTGTTCCATAGTTGATAATTTTATTGAATTGTGAATTTATATTTTTAAGTAAAAAGTTTTCTTTTAACCATTTGTCTTTAGTTGCATAATCAAGCAGCTTTTTAAAACTTCCTCGCATTGAGTTTTCGCTTACTGCTAAATTCATTTGCTTTGATAAGTCAATTATTTTAGCTTCTATCTCCTTTATCATTTTGCCATCTACTTGGCTAAAGGTAGGTTTAAAATTAAACATTGATTGGTAAAAATCAAAATAAACTTCTGTCATTATAGAATAGTAAGCAGATTTATCTGCAAATTCTATTTTACTTTTCTTTTCTTTAGTTTCCTTTAATTTACTTTCCTTTACTTTACTTGCATTACCAACGCAATGCTCTTGCAATGCATTTGCATCTGCATTTGCATCTTTAACTCCTTGCCATCTCTTTTGAGCAGCTAATCTTGCGTTATTTGACTTTTCTAAATAAGGTTGTAAATAATATACTTGCTTGATAGAAAAGAAGTTATTGCACTCATCTATTTGGAATAAATCATACTTTTTAAGTACTACCTCAACTTTAGCAAGTGAAGTCCCAAATTCATCAGCAAGTAGGTCAATATCCGAAATAGGATACCTAAAATCTTGTTGTTCTCTTAATACCTCAAGAAGCATAAAATAGATACCATAACCCTCTATTCCAAGCTCTTTTGTTACTCGTTTAATCTTCCTATCGTGTCTTGCATTCGCAAAGTGTGGGAAGTAAAATGCATCTTTTTTCATAAAATAAAAAACCCTTGTAGTAAGGAGTACAAGGGCTGGTTTATAAAACCTAATAGAAAATATTTAACTCCTTACTTTTAAATATTCCCTTTTATATAAATATTAGTTCTTTAGAAATTACCGGCAGCTTTTACACTACCGGTAAATCAACTATGAACAAGCAAATATAACTAAATTTCCTTTAAAAATTCTTTTTTTACAGAAAACTTTTCTTTTTTACCTTGAACGATATAAACTTCTCCATGTTCTGCAATTAATTCTACTATCTCATCTTTAGCCCCATATACTTTAAACACTTTTTTGTCTACCATTCTATTACTTTTTATATCCTTTAAGAGTTGATATTTCACAATGCTTTTCTCATTTTAGTTGCTACTTGCATTATTGACTTTGCTCTTAATTCTAAAGATTTAATGTACTTCATAACTTTAAGCTGGTCTTTCTCTATCCAATATCCCTCCCAATCTGCTGCCAAGTTTTTAACTATCCCCTCTGTACGAAGATAGTTTATAATTTTACGCATTTGAATTTGGCTCAAGTGAATAGAATGCTCTTGCATCATTAAGGCTCTCAAGTCATTGTTAGTTATCTTTTTATTTGACTTGATAAATTTAGCTACTTTTTTAGCTACGGAGATTTCATAGTGTGTCATAGTTTAGTTTTTATAGTTTGAATTTAATCTTTGTTCTTTTTTTAATTTTAGATACTTTTCATAGGCTTCTGTTTTATGTTGAGTAAACCCTAATCCTTTGCACCAAAAATCATTTCTTAATAAACTTTTACATACTCTTCTCCAGCTTGGTGCAAGTTTTTTTGACTCAAGTATATATGGTGCTTCATCTGGTATCCCATCATTGTAACCTCTTTCTTTCCACCAAGTTTCAAAAGTGTATATTTTATTCAAATAATGTTCTTTTGTTTTATCTGGTATACTATTTAAAAATAAATTAGCAAAAGATTTCCAAGTATGATTTTTTGGTTTTGATATTGTATTATAACCAGTAATTGATCCACTTTCATTAATATATAAAGCTCCAGAATTAGCTCCATTAACTCTTGCCACTACTTTTGCCCAAGTTTGTGGCTCTATAATATGGAATAACCATAACCCTCTTCTTTGATCATCTCCGTATGGTTGACAAATTCTTTGTTGATGTATAGATAAACCAGCTTTATGCATTAATTCATATAATTCATTATATCTTTTATCTCTATTCTTATTATGGTATATCCAAATATCCTCTGTTTTCCAATCATAAATAGGATATACATTATAAACATTATCTGTTATTTTAGTAGTATATACCTTATTATCAAATCTTATTTTCTTTTTAGAAGATATAGTCCTATAACGATTTAATGACTCATCGCTTCTAATTCCAACTAAACAAGCAGTTAATTCTCCTTTGCTATACCATTCCCCAAATTCTGGTACAAATTCCTCAAACTCCATTCCATCTCTAAAAAATGGGAAGTAATTTATATCCGATATAGCTTCTTTAGGTAATTCCCTAATCCAATTTTCCTTTTGATCACCATCCCAACACTTCCAAAATGGCTCATATACAGAAACTGCATTTCTTAAATGTATTGGTAGGCAAACCCAATGCAATTCAATAAAATCTTTATACTCTTTTGTGCATTCTAAAATATGATCAATAGTTAATTTATATTGACCTTCAAGATCAACAATTAAAATTCCTATTTTTATATTTCTTTGCTTTGCTATATCCATAGCTAAATGAAGCATTACCGTACTATCTTTACCGGCACTAAAAGATAAATAAATTCTTTTAAAATTATCAAAAGTATAATTTAATCTTTCAATAGATGCTTCGTAAACATTTTTGTTCAAGTTGTATTTAGGCATATTAGTTTTTATTTAACCAGTTATTTAATATTTTTTCTGCAATTAAATTGCTTCTATCTTGAGTTTCTTTTGAAAGCAAACTCCAGGCTTCCATTGTAATTGTTGATGGAGCTCCACAATATAAGCAACAAGCTGATTGACCTATATAAGCAATTCTATTTAATGATACATTAGATAAGTTATGTTCGCATGAATAAACCCATTCATCTATAACTTTCTGCATATACATTTCTGTTAATTCTGCTGAATTAAACATTTCTAAAATTCCATTAATGTAATCTTGCTTTTTAGATCCAGAACAATTATCATAAAATCCATTTATGTAATCTTCCCATAAATTGTAAGGGTGGTATATTCTTTCCATATTAATCAATATTTTCAAAATCTTCTAATTCTGGCTCCCATGCAGTAGAAAAATCTTTATCGTTAAACAATTCAATTAATCCACTTATTTGGCTTAACCTTAATACTTCATCTCTATCCATTCCAAGCTCTTTAGATATTTTTTCATCTGACCAATTTCTTTTTTTAAGGTCAACAACAATATCGCTCATGCTTTCAACTTTGTGCTTACCTCTTGCTCTATTATGTCTAATCGTAGATGCGACTCTATTATTAATATCACTTTGCGACTCTCTAATAGTAACTACTGGCAAATAACCTTGTACTCTTTCTTGAATATCTTTACATTCTTTACCTACTCTATTTCTATGAAATCCATCAATAACTTCTCTATTACCATCATTATTTTCCATACTAACAATAGGTTGCGTATACCCATCATTAGCAATTGATAATCTCAAAAGCTCCATTTCTGGGGGAGCAACACTATTTGGATTGTAATCATTCGCAAATACTGTTTCATTTTTAACCCACAATACACAGTCAACTGGCTCACTTTTAAATGGACTAATATTATGTAGCATTTTTTTAACTGTATTAATTGCATCTATTTTATCATGCAATTCTAAATTGTTTATTTCATTAATTAAATTTTCTAAATGTGTCATAGTTATAGTTTTATAGGGTTTAAAATTAATTTATTAGGTATTGCATCGCCAAGATTATACCATTGGCAGAATTTAGCGTCATCAAAATATTCAATGCCATTTTTAGTATAGCTTGGTATTTCGTGTACTCGTTTTATTATGGCTGCTTTAGGATCATAAGTGAACATGTGTATCTCTCTTAAGCCATCGTTAAAAACGAAATCTATAATGCTATCGGTATATTTTACAATCATGCCAGTTGCATAGCATTCACGATTGTATCTTGTATTATGTACTTTGCTTTTGACTAATCTGCCATCAACATAAACGTGCAAAGTGCCGACCGGAGGAGTTATTTTATAGTTACCCATTGATTATATTTAAAATGTTATTTACATATATTGTTGCAAGTTCTACCTTTTCAATTAGCTTCTCGCAGAAATCATTATCTCTATCAATATGCACTATTTTAAGCATATTTATTCTCGGATCATAAGCAACCCAATTCGCCCAATTTGTGTTAGTGCATACCATGTTAAATTGTACTTGAGCATAGTAATTCTTATTATATGCAAGTAAATCAGCTCCGGTATTAAATAATAGGTAGTCAATCATAGTTTCTCCGGTATATGGGCATTTAACCTCTAATACTCCTTGACCTTTGTCGCTTTCAATCAATCCGTCTGGACTGCCACCGGCTCTCTCTCCAAACTCAAAGAATTTAGGATTAGCACCACCCAAGTTTTCTACTTTATAACCGGTTTGAGCTTCATAAACCAATATAGCCTCGTTCTCTAAAGATTTGCCCCATTCCAAGCTCGGTAATGAGCCTAAAGATTTTACTTCGCCACTTAATATCTCGTGTATTTTTCTATGTATGTAGGTTTTAGCAGTTGCCCCAAATACCTCATCTTTCTTTTTACTTTCTGTAAGTAAGTTTCCTATTTCGGAAGCAGTAAACTTTCCCAGCCTACTGCTCAACCAATTGTCTTGTTCAAACATTATTTTAAAGATTTTTTGCGATTAGTAAATAAAGTTTTCTCTGCATTGCTCCAATCTTCTTTTGTAGAGTATAGCATTTGCAATTCTGTAATATCCTTACATTTAGCAAGTTTATTAACTAATTCAGCATCTATACCAGGTTTTATTTGTTCGCCAGAAGCATCGGTGTCTTTATCAGTTACAAGTCCAAGAGCAGAGCTTAAAGCATATCTACGCATGTAAGTAATAGCAGAGCCAAGCACTTGAAAATCATTCATTCCTTTTAAAGTTACTCCTTGTGGGATTTGAGCAATGGAGCTAATCTTTTCTCCAGAAGCACAATGGAAGATTGTAGTTTCTAATCCAAGCTCGGTCATCATTTGAGTAAACCCCAAACCATGTTTTGCCATTAATGGATTAATAATTGAAAGGATAGTAGGCAAATCTGCATAAGAATAACCATAGCCTTGTGTGCCTTTGTGAATTACCGGCACTTCTTGTTGGAATGCTGCAATAGCAGTATACAATTTGTTCATAGTTGTAGTTGGCTTTTATAACTCCTGCCAGAAGTTTTACAAAAATAAGTAAAGTTTTTTAATTAACAAAATTTGTTTATAAAATAATATCATCATACAAATCTTTTTGTGCTTCAATCTTCCTAATAGCATTTAAAACTGTAGTATGATCTCGGTTGAATATAGCACCTACTTCGGTCATTGTGAAGCCGGTTTGATATAGTTTATACATTAAAACCATTCTCGGCAATACTACTGTTCTTCTTCGGCTGCCACTCATCATATCTTCGTAGCTTATTTTATAGTCCTTACAAACTCCCATGATTGCAGTTTTTATAACCTGGTCCTTGTTAGCCTTTAGATTGTTTCTTAATTCTTTAATTTGAGCTTTCAATTTCAATAATTCGTGATTCTTCAATTTTAACTCCTTCGGTGTTGTCTGCATAATAAATTGATAGTTTTATATTTTCTTGTTTACATTTTAATTTCAAATCTACATAAAAATCATGTAGCATATTGTCTATTTCTTCCGATTTTAGAGATGCTTCAAATATTGTAGCTATTTCCTCTAATCTTGATAATCTTCTATCCATTGTCATTCATTAAAAGGTCATTAATTTCAGCTATAAGCAAATTGTATCTTCTATCCCCTAATAATTCATAAGGATCAATACCGAATATAGCTAATTCCTCAATAATGTAATGAGCTTGAATACCTGGGTGCTCAAGTGTTTGTTTTTCTTCCGGCTGATAGTAAGCACTAAAAGTTACTGGAAAGCCTTTGTAGGTAATTTGTTGCATAGTTATTGGTTTAAAATGTTAAAAAATTTATTGATTTCTCTATGTGCTAAACCCTCTAAATATTGAGGAGTAAATAAGCCCAAGCATTCGTTAAGTAGATGCTCTCTGTTATAGTTGTGCATTATAACCAAGTTAAGAATACGGAATTGAATATCAAATCTTGTTTGCTTTGCTTTTAACCATACCTCTTCCGACTCGCTATACATATACGAATAGTCATGAGCTCTTAAATCTTTTAATAAATCTTTGTGGAGTTGTTCTTTAGTGTACATATTTATTTGATTGAGTTGCGATAAGCGTTTATTAATTTAATACAATCTTGATGCCAATCATGGTTTCTATCCGAGTAAGGTTTATTAGGCAATCTTAAATAACTTATTGCAGTTTTATAAACCCACTTTTTATGTATCGGATTGATAGTGTCTGTATCTCTTAAAAGAGTTAATAACAACCAAGCTAAATATTTGTTTGTTGGTTTAGTTTCTACAAGCCAGTTAGTTAAATTATCCATTGTTCTCATTTTTATAAGCGTTAATGAATAATGATGCTAAAATAGTAACACAAACTAAAGTGCAACCATACAATACATAATCATTTTGAATTAAACCTACTGAAAGGAATGTTGAAAGGATAGTTAATTTGTTCATAGTTGTTTTTTAATCGCAGCACCATTGCTTTGATAGAACAAAGATAAACAAACTATTTCAATAATTAACAAATTTTGTCAATTATTTTTTAAAGTTTTTATAACTTATTGTAAATTAATAGTTTATAATACTAACTTTTGGCAAAATTCATGCAATTATTTAGCTGAAATTATATCTAATTGAGTATAATTTTGGCTAAAACAAGCCTTTTATATCTAAATGAATATAGTTAATCATCAAATAATTCAAAGTAAGTTTCATTAACAAATTTCTCAACTATGCGTAATGATTTGGCTTTGATATTATCTATAACTTCTCTATCTTCTTTAGTCATAACATTGTAACTTTCCATTGTAGTTAGTGCATAACAGAAAGTATTGATATACTCGGAAGCTGAAGTTTCATCAACTACCCACTCAATTTCTTCTTCTTCCTTAATTTGTTCTTCTAATTCTTCAGCCATAACTAAAAAATATGTGTTAATCGTGCTATTTGTCCGTTGTCTTTTGAATGTATAAAAGCCTCTATCGCTTTAGGTGCGTGTTGATATCCGTTTCTATGATGCCAACTATCCGTTCCAGATGGGCTTCTAAATGACTCTATACAAACACTCCCATAATCTTTACTCTTTTTATGATGGATATGCTCTGTATAAAAGTATCTATGTTTGCAACCATGCCAATGCTCACTTGCTTCTTGAGCCATAAGCAAAGGTAAATCTGTTTCTTTAGCTCCATCTCCATGAGTAGTGCCTATTAGATTAGTACCATAAGCATAATACTTTCTATGAGCTATGCCAGTATTAAATGTAATATCTTTTGAGTTTCTAAACCATGACTCCACGCATTGAGCTAAAAAGAAACCATTTGTATAATCATGATTTGATGGATCATATTGAACGTGAACTGGTGCTAATTGGACTAACTGTTCAATAACATCAATGTAGAGCTTTTGAGCTAAAATAAAATTAGAATACCACATTCCATCGGTATCTTGTGGAGTGCCACTTGTTGTTGTTCTTCTTGCATTATCTACATGGAGAATATCAGCACCAATAACAAATAGTATCTTGTCTATATTAAAGCCTTTAGATTTTGAGATTAAACCATTTATGCCATCTCTAACCCTTTTAATGATTATATCATTATTATGAGCACTTCCACCCTCTTCTTGTAAAGCTAACTTACCAACGTGAACATCAGCCGGATTAATTACAAGTAGATTGGACTCGGTATATTTAGGATACTCAATCTTTTCATAGGTTGGATTTTTCTTTTGTATGAAATCTAATAATTCGGTTTTAAAATCTTCTAACCCATTTTTCTCGTTTTTAACAAACATAGAAAAGCGATTGGACTTAAACCAATAGTGCCTAACATCTTCAGCCGGAATGCCCTTATCTTCACACTCTTCAAGTAGTGCATCGTGTTGTTGTCTAAACTCTTTTATGAGTTCGTATTCTTGTTCGTTGAGTCGTGGTCTGTATTCCATTATGAAAAGTATAAGTTAGCTTCTGCTTCTCTTCTTCGTGTAAGTCCGTTTAATACCTTTCCACCACCTTTGTTCCATTTCATAAACTCATCACGAATAGTTTTGTCTGTAGGATTTGCATTTACTTTTTTAAGCAATGTTGAGCTTCTTAAATTACCTATTCCACAATTATATGCAAAGTCCGTAAGTGCATCTCTTTGATTTTGGTTTACATTTGATTTTATAAGCTCATTAGTTTGCTGAACGAATTTAATCAAGATAACATCTAATAACTCCTCTGCTCTTTGTTGAGTAATTTTATCTCCTGGCTTTACCTTTATTCCGTTCTCATAAAAAGTGTTTCCGTATCCTATTGTATTGTGCCCAGCTGAACATACATACGAAGTCAATTTGCAACCCTCAAAATGCTTAACTAACTCTTTTAATTTGTTAGATATTACCATAGAATTTTTTTAAGCATAACCAAAATTACAGAAATTATCAACATTATATATAAAATAATCTTTAACAATTTTAATTTATGATTAGCGACAATTAGAGCCTCATTAGAAGCCTTTAATTTACTTTCCAATACAAATAGTTTAGAAGTGTTTTCAAGCCTTATAATGCTATCCTTTTTGATTGTTTTAGTTATTGTCTTGCCTGGTAGGTAAACGAAGCGAATAACCTCGTTATTGATTATACTATCTTTGATTAAGGTATCTACACTTTTGATAGTATCGTAAGTTACAACCTCTCTTATTTCTACGCTCTCTTTAATAGGGAATTTATCAGCACAATTTTGAGCTATTAGAGAGGGAAATTTATTTTGAATTAACGCTAACTGCTTAACCGATTTCTTTTCAGTTAAGCAAGATGATAAAATAATTGTTAGTAGTAGTATATATTTCATTTAATCTTTTTTAAACT